CGACGAACAGGAGATTGAGCGGTTGCGCGAACAGACCGATAAACTGCACTGGGCGCTGAAAGCCAGTGAGCAGAAGTTAAAAGAAGCCATGCGCCTGCTTTCTGAGGCTTGCTGCGCGAAGGACGATATGCTGAATGGACAGATCTGGCGGCAACGCAAAGCAAACCTAGAAGACCGATACCACAACCACAGAGACTGATGTTCGAACCACCAAAACAATATCACAACGAGGACATCGAGGCCGCGATCTCAGCGGCGCTAATTACCGCTCGCTCTAGAGAAGACAAACGCACGTACTTGGGCGCTAGCCGCTGGGGGCATCACTGCGAGCGTGCACTCGGGTACGAGTACCACCGCACCGACCGGGACGACATGACCAAACCGCAGTTCGGGCCAAATCTTTACCGTGTCTTTGACATGGGCCATGACGGTGAAAGCCGCATGGCGCAATACATGAAGATGGCAGGCTTTGAGATCCAGACCGAGAAACCCGGCGGGGGACAGATCGGGTTTTCCGTCTGCGAGGGTAAGCTGGGCGGACACTGCGATGGCATCGTTCATGCCGGCCCAGGCATCACCAAGGCTCCGCTCGTGTGGGAAAACAAGGCGCTCAACAACAAAAGCTGGAACGATACCAAGGACAAAGGAGTCGCCAAGTCCAAGCCGGTGTACTACGCCCAGATGCAGACGTACATTGCATATCTCGATTTGCAAGGTTACCTGTTTACGGCGATGAACCGGGACACCGGTGAGGTCTTCGTAGAGCTAGGAGAGCCAGACATGCGGTTGGCCCAAGAGGTCAGCGACAGAGCTTTGCGCGTAGTGCAAAGCGAGCACCCAGAGCAGTTGCCGAGGTGTTCTACCGAGCAGACCGATTGGAGATGCCGGTTCTGTGATTTTGCGAAACGGTGCTGGGGTAAAACAGAAACAAAGCAGCGACAGTACTTTAACTACAAAAAATGATGACAGCTAAAACAGAAAGCCTGGCTCACTTTGATGAGAGCCAGGTTAGGGAACACTTGGCGTTTATTTTCGGGAATTTGGATTTCCAGCCCGGAACATATGTGTGTCTTCGAGGCATTGGGGAGAAGGGCACAGTGCAGGAGGGCACGTTTAGGGAAGAGTTTTTCTTTGAGCCGGCGACCGATCAAAACTGGGTGAATGCAGCGGTGGAACACTGCCGGCGCTGGGGGCAGCATGCCGTGGCCTCGTTTATTGTGCCGTGTGTATTAAAGGCACCCAAGGCAACGTCTTTGAATGTCTCCCAGTTTACGACGGTGGTTGCTGACTTTGATTCCGGGGACACGGACGAGCGGATTGCTTGGGTGGCGGAGCATATCGGGGTGCCGGATCTGGTAGTGGAGTCCGGTGGTACAACCGAGGCCGGTACACCCAAGCGACATGCCTGGTGGAAGATTGAGCCAACCGCTGACATCGAGGGTGTCATCAATCTGCGGCACGCCATTGCGAAGAAGTCCGGCGGGGACTTGATGCTGGGGCGGGGGGTGAAGTCTAATCCGTTTGGCCGCTCACACCAGCCGGTACGGATAGCTGGGACAGTACATGGCAAAAACGGCACGGCGAAGCCGTGTAAAGTGGAGTGGCGTGAAAAAATCACGGGAGACTGCTGGCACACGGACTTTGCTGACAAGGTTAAGGCTGTTGAGCCCGCTCCGTGGACCGTTCGCACCAAGATGTCCCTTGGGGACGGAAATAACGTGATTCGGGGACTCTTTGGGGAAGACACAACAAACTCAGGGGAGGACTTCGAGCCGGTGGAGTTAAACCGAGATGTTCATGCCGGGGGCGAGGTTGTGACGCGATTCGGAGAGTTCAACCGTGTGGCGGGTCATTACATCCACTGTGTTCGCAAGGGGGACATGGATAAGGACGCCGCTTTTGAGGCGTTGTCTGGGTGGGTTGCGGTACACATGAAACCAGCCTGGCCCGAGGCCAGAGTCAGGACAGAGTGGGAGGCCCTGTGCCGTCAGGACGTGTCCTCGAAGGGGGCGTTTACAGAGAAAAAATCGGGGACAGAGGCTTTGCCGATTGGTGAGAATGGGTTGCTAGCTTGGAGCGCCCACCGATGGATTGTGGATCCAGTGCCGGTACACGAGGAACTGGTAGAAGGTCTAGTGCTTAAGGGTGAGCCGCATCTGTTTGTGGGTGAAGGTGGAAGCGGCAAAACTTTCCTAGTGGCCGATCTGGCGCTAAAGGTGGCGGCATGGCACGAGGGACGGGATCACTATTGGTGCGGGCAGAAGATTCGGGGCGGAGGCACTGCCGTGTTGATTCTGTGTGAGGATTCACAGACCGAGATGCACATCCGCATCAAGCAGCTTGATCAAGGTGGGTTGATTTCGCAGGCCGGTGACAGGCTTATTGTGCTTCCCATGACCAATATCGGGGGAGCGTTTCCGCTCACCGAGCGGGACTTTAAGACCGGCAGTACGGTGACGAGCGACAAGTGGCGCAGGATGCTGGATCTGATGAAGGCACTCCCGGAACCTCCGGTGCTGGTGGCGATTGATACTCTCAACAGTGTGTCGCACGGGGACGAGAACAGCAATGTCGTGATCGCTGAGATGATGCGGGAGGCTCACCGAGTTTGCGGGGAGCTGGGAGCGGCGTTGCTGATCAACCACCATATCCGCAAATCCAATGAACCGCTCCGGTCCCTCGAGGAACTGCGCAGTGCCATCCGGGGGGCCTCGGCAATTCCTTCCTACTTCCGGATTAACTTCGGGATGTTTCATGCGTCTGACTTTGAGCGGCGGATGAAGGCTATGGGGATGACTCCCAAGCGGGGGGCGATGTGGAAGTTCGGGATCGTGAAGGCGAATATTCACGGGCTGCTTCAGGGCGAGAGAACATTGTTGAGAAACAACATTGGTCTTCTCGAGGACATTACCGCGAACGACTCTTATGCCGCTGTGAATGTCAGTGAACGTGTGGCGTGGATGGTCTACGCGATCCAGCAGGCTGCCTGTGCGCTGCATCCATATGCTGTGGGTGGGAAGAATGCCGCGAACGGTCTGTATAAGCGCAGGAATGAACTGCCGCAGATACTCCGGGGAGTAGGCTGGAGGGAGTTTGGCAACTTGGTGGAGGAGGCTTTGGTGAAGGGTTTGCTGGTTCCATGTGCCGTTCGAGGATCCAAATCGAAGACGTATCTGGACGTGCCGATGGGCGTTTTATCGCAGGACGAAGCGGGGGTTGTGCTCGCTGCGGGCAGCTATAACAACGTGCCGGAATGGGACGATTACTACTTCGATTCGGACTCCGGCGAAGTGGTTTTAGCAGCTAAAAACAACGCCTGGAATGCGCAGTTTCCGCGTGTCCCCGAATCTATGGGCGGAAGGAGCAATTCGGTGCAGGAGTACAGCACCGAGGACGACGATTAGGACACGAGGACACAAGGCTCCAACAGAGTAAACGTAAATTACGTGTCCTCTGGGGACGCGGAAAAGGACACGCAAAAATACGTAGAAAGTGCGCGTGTCCTTTTTTGTGTTTTTTAGGGGGTCTCGAGGACGGGGTTAAGTTGTTGAAAAACGGAACTTTAAGTGATTTGAGGACACGAGGACTATAATAGGGAATAGGGATAAGTCCCCTAGTTCCCGTATCCTCATATATTCGGATACCCTTTACCGCTTACGCTAGGGTATCCGTATGAGGACCGAGAACGCTTTCAGCTTCCTTGCTATTTGTTGCGGCAGTGCTCAAAGTTGGTAAAAAATCAAGCGTACATAGAAAATAAGCATGAAGAAAAAGCAGATGAGTTTGAGTGCAGAATGCAGTGACGGCACGGGAGAGGTGCTGTTTCGGCTGGTGGTGAGGGGTGAGCCAAAAAGCCAGCCGCGTCCACGGTTCGTAGGAGGCCGTGTAATCTCGAATGTGAAGCCAGCAGTATCATCGTGGCAGAGCGCGGTCCGCAGGGCCGCTAGCGAGGCATTGTGTGCGATTGCGGAGGGGTTGCCGCACAAGGCGACAGCCTTGCGGGTGGATGTGACGTTCTTTTTCCCAACCAAGGACAGCAAACGCTGGGGGAAGCCACACACTCAAAAGCCGGATCGCGATAACCTGGACAAGCTGGTGCTGGATGAGTGCACCAAGGCGGGAGTGTTCGGGGGAGATGACTGCCGGGTGTCCGCCGGCATGATCAGGAAGTACTGGTGCCGTGTTGGCGGTGAAGGTTGCATCGTGGAGGTGTCCACAGACGCTTCAGGCGCCCCGTGGGAGGGGTTGGATGCGTCCCCGAGTATGGCGATAGCCGAGGACGCTCCAGACTGGCTACTTTAGGCTGCGCCCTTGAGGGCGGCAGAAATTGCTGCCTTACGCTCGGCTTCGGTGGCGTACTTCTTAGCCCGCGCACGTGGCTTGGGAGGCTTTGCCGCTTTGACCGGCTTCGGGGCTTTCGGGTTGTACTTTCGGATGGCCATTGCCAAAGCGCGTGTCTTGGCCTCCCGCTCTGGTGCCGGTGGCTTGTACCCGTCAGCTTTCTTCCAAGTATGTATCGCCGCACGCCGGCCCTCGGCAGCGTAACGTTTGGCAAGCCACTCGTCGCAGGCCTTGCCGAGTTTATAGATGTTCGAGGGCACCCGGTAGGGTGCGTGACAGATTACCGCATCGCGGATGTTAAGGTCGTCGTTCATTTTGGTTTTGTG